TCTATCGACTACTGGTTCTAACTTTGTATTTAACTTATATGCAGTACAAACCCAATTTATAACTCCGTGTTGAGGTCCAAATACATCATCTGTATTATTTTTTTGATTGTTTTTATTATATGTACTAACTGGGAACCAATACATACTATAGTTGCAATTTTTTAAAAAGTCATAAGTTTCGGCATATGTTGTTTCATCCTGCATTTCTATTAGCATATCTGGTTTATGTGTATTCAAAATACTACGCATTCCTACTAACACTTTTAATTCTTGGCCTTCTACATCAATTTTAACTAGGTCAACTTTAGGTAAACCTAGTACATCAAGTGGTGCAGATTTTATACCTGTGCCTTGTACAACTTTTGTTTTTCCAAAATCAAATTCTGTATCAACTTCTACTAGACTATCTCCTATTGCCATTTTAGTTGCAGTAACATTTTTCTTTACTGCACATAAGCCTGCTACATTTTTTGATAATAAATCAAAATTATTATCGTCAGGTTCAAATGCTAGGACTCGTTCTACATTATAACTTAATGGGATAGCGTGTGTACCTATGTTTGCACCTATATCTACAAACCATGTACTTTCGTTAGATATACTTTTTAGTAATTCTATTTCTGGTTGGCAGTATTCACCATATAAATCTAAACTACGTCCTATTGTAGGATCGTCTGTATAGATTAACATTTTGCCACTTATTGTGTCAGTCAGTTTTGGTTGTAGGTTTTTCTTTTTTGTCTGTTTCATCTGGCGTCATTGCCTTTTCATAATAGACTATAATCTCATTTTGTTGATTTATGAAACGTCTTAGTTCACTTATATTAAGTGCTAGGTTTTCGTATGTATCAATACTTAATGCAACGAAGGCTAGTTCGCCATTTTGCTCTGTGAACTCAGCAATAAACGCTTCCAGGTTTCCTTTGTTAACAACATATACTTGTGTGTCAGTAAGGTTAATCGGCTTTGGTCTTGCTACTATCGGTACTGTCACTTTTTGTACTTGTGTCACTACCTTCACTTCCGGTTCCGGCATTATTCGGCTGCAACCAGAAAGGAAGATCACTAGTACTACCAGTGTTATTGCCAGTTTCCGCCATGAGCTCACGCCATAGTTTAGCTGTTGCACCATTCATACGTCCTTCTAAATTTTTAGCATTAGAGATAGCATCTGCTAATAGATCAAGTTTTCTTAATCTATTTCTTAGATTGTCTCCATATGCTTCTGCTTTTTGTAATTTTTCCTGTAAATTCTTACTAAGCTCTGCATTCTTTGCTGCTTCATTCTTTAGTAAGTTTACACTTTTTTCGCTTTGTTCAATTGCTACTTCTAGTTTAGCATTGTTTTCTGATAAAGTTTGTATTCTTTGTTGTGTACTTGTGTAGTACCCGTAGGCGCCGTAACCAACGCCTCCTAGTACACCTAAAAGTAATAAAACAAGATACAGTCTAGCCATTATTCACTCTTGTAAATTGTCCAAGCACCGTAACCTATTGCAATGTAAGCTGCAAGTTTTGCAAACGGGCCTGCAATTAAAACTATCAGACCTAAGCCTATTAGCATAGCACCGTCCCAGGTTGTTCTTTCTTCTAATCTACTTGTAATAAATTTTTTAATCATCTGAATCTCCTTTATTACATTTTTCACAACTACAACTTTCGCAAGCCTTGTAGAAGTTATTGCCATCTTGTATATTACCTTTATTTTCCAGCCACAATGGAGAACCACAGTGACTAGGGTGTCCACAGACTACACAACTTGTAGGTTTCCAATTTTCTATTGACAAATTATGTCCAACTTTTGTTAATATTAGGACCACTAATTGTTAAGTAATATTTGTTACCTGCATCATTGATGCCGTGTTTAATAGTGTGTCCTTTAGGAATACGACTGCTAATATCACGCATAATATATCCGTGTGCGTCATCCCAACCTGCTACCATTGTTCTATCTTTACTTGCCCACCATGTATCAATATCACTTTCTGACATTGCATCACTGTATGGGTTTACTGGTGTATCGAATGCGAATCCCAACTTTTTCTCCTAAATCATATTAAGTGCTAGTTCTGTAGTTTCATCTACTCGTCGAGTCCATCCTTTGCCAAATGTTTCAAATGTGCTAAGACTTTCATAATATTCCTGTCTTGCTTGTTGAAAATTTGTTATGGTATCTGTTAATCCGTTTTGTTCTATGTATTCATCTAATTTTTTAAGTGTATTTGGACCAATACCTCCGTCTGCAACTGTACCAATTAGTGTTTGTAAGTATTTTGCACTACGTCCTGTACCTGCATTAACACCAAAATCAAAAACACATAAATCTAATCCTGCTGGTAATTGATCACCTTTTACTCTATCCCAATAGTTCTTTTTGTATATTGGTGCAACATCTTCAACAATAAGATCACGCATGTCTTTTTGTTCTATGTCCTGGTCAGCACACCATGCTTCATAAACCTTTAGTGTAACACCTAAGTTTGTTTCACCGCCTGGGTCACTAGGATGATTTACATATCCACCTTCATGATGTAGTATTGTTTCTATACATTTATCGTAATTTTCTTGCATTGATTATCTCGCTTTTGGTTCGTAAGGTTTGAATTGTTCTATATCGCCTTTGCTTCTAGGAACTCTTGCACTATTTAAGATACTTTCCATTGTTGCTACTGCACGTTTAGCATCTCTATATTTTTTAGGGCTAAGTGGTATACTAGTTGCTAATTGTGTTTGAGTTAATGGTAATATTGCATTTTTCCTACTGCCAGGTCTATCAAAATACATAAATTGCCAATTTTCTACATCTGTTAGATTCTTAAGATCTTCAATAAGACCCATAAACTTTGCAGGATAATGTGTTCTACGTTCTGCTTCAACAAATACAATATACTTGCCTTCGCTTATTTCACCAGCACTAGTCTCTGCGTCTATTACCCAGTCATATCCTTTTTCAATAAAACTTTCCAAGTCCATTGCAGGTTCTTTACCAAACACTTTGAATGTTGCAACTATTATTGCATCATCAGTTCCCATCTTAGGCTTATATTCATCAAAGTGTACAGTATCTTCTATACGACCTTCTAGATCCTGTTCATCAAGTGGCATCAAATTCATCCTTGTCTGTATTCAAGTTTGTTAGTTCTGCTTGATCTAAACCTTCTTCGTATGCATTGTCAATTTCAGAAATGTCTATTTCTTTACCTTCAATATCAATATATCCATCACGGAATTCTTTTATAAGTTCAATAGGTAATTTTATATTTACTAGCCAAACTGGATCTTCACGTAACTTGGGCTTCTTTGTGCCAGGTCTAAAGTCACTGTAATCTTCTACTTTTACTGGTGTAGCAACTGTACTTTCTCTGTATGTAACTTTCGCATTGTAACCAAGCAAACGTTTTGCACCATCAGGATCTGGCATTAGTTTCTTAGGCCACATAAAGGTTGCTTCAACCCAATGCTTTTTACGTATAGGGCCTTCTACTAGTTCACCTTTTTTCCAATTTTTAAAAGCATATATGTCTAAACTATCTACAACACGTTCAATGTCCATCATAGTTTCTAGACTGCTCTCGCTCATGTAAATACTTTTAGTATTTTTGATAATATCAACTATATCCATTACACAATCCTATCATATAACATATTTATCCATTCTATATGTGCAGACTCTTTAGGATGAGTTGTGTAAAACTCTTGTTTCGTGCGTTTTGCCCAGGTAAACATTCCTTCCTGGTCAATAAATTTTGACATATCTACATCAGCAATAAGTGTTTTAAGTGTTGTGTCTAATATTAATTGTGACTTAAAAATTGTATGATCTACGGTCATAAAAACATATTTGATGTTATGTTTGATAAGATAATTTTGTAACATAATAATTTCACACCAGCTATTATATATTTCCCAATATGGGTCAATTGCTACATTTTTGACATAGTTGTCTACAAATTCTGTAATACCTTTCGAGTCTGCATTAACTGTATGTGCTTGATTTGTAAATGTTGGAGGTGTAAAAGGATTTATACTATACCAAGGACTTTCACGTTGTCCTGTATCATATGCAAATCTAAATTCATAACGATTAGGAAAACTCCACATAACTGCTACATAAAGATCCAAGTCTTTATATTGATTTACTGCATTCATAACATTACGTCTAATAGCACTATTAGAGTAACCAGGTTGAGAAGTATTACAAATATTCCAGCCTTTACGTTTGGCTAATAAATTTACCCATGTATGTTCTTGGCTAGGTAGTTCACTTCCGTAAGTAAAACTATCTCCGCCAGCAATTAAAACTGTCATAATAAGTACATCCAAATCAACATAGGAACTATTATCGCAAACTGTGGTAAGAAATTTAGAATAATTGCTCGTTCATTCCACTTAAAACCAACATAAATCCAACCTGCAGCTCCTATCATCTGTAGTATGCTGTTCCATGGAGTTACGCCTGCGACATGCAGTACCATAGCAATAAGTATGATTACTGCACTCGCATATTTAACGTAAACTATAATACCACTATTATTTTTGGGCAATAAGTGTATCCTTATATACAGCTTTAATTCCAAATGCTTCGTTGTTAAACTTAACAAGTGTGCTTAATGCTTCTGGTGTAATAAGTTTCATAAGTGTATCTCTATGTGCATCACCTGCTTCGCCAATAAGCCATTGGTACTTGCCAACTTTCTTTTCTACTGCACTTACGCTTTCAGGATTTGTAGCAACCTGTTTAAGTGCGGCAATAAGTTTTGCTTTGTTTGGATTTCCTTTTCCTACCCAAAGTGCTTTTTGCATACCATCACGAAAACTTTTTACAAGTTTATAAGCTGCATATAAATCACTATCAGGTTTGCTTCTATTTGCTGCATAGAATAGTTTCTCCATTTGATATCCTGGATAGTTTGGATCATCAGCATGTGTACCATCTGCTTGAAGTATTCCATGATGAAACCATAAGTCTGCAACGCCTTTATTAATAGTAGGTTGTACATGTTTTTTGAAAGCAGCAGGGTTTTCTCTAGTACCATCTAATTCGCCACGTTTAAATGCTAAACGTCTTTCGCCACCTGACATACCTTTTACCCAATTTACTTTACGTTTGAAACAGTCAATGTATTGTTCTGTAGTAAGTCCTGCACCACACTTTAGTAGTGTCATTGCAATACCTTCTGGTATCATTCCACTACCAGCGGCAAAAGCAGTTTTCTGTCCACCGTATGGATTGTGATCCTTTCGTGATGCAACAATAATATTTAGGTTCATTAATCCAACACTTTCATAGTCAGCATAGTTGTAGTCAACTTTTTCATTTAGAAAACTTACACCATTACCACCATGTGATACCATAATTGTTTTAGGATCATTCTGTAGTTCATTATGAAACTTGTTGAATCCAGGAATGTCTCTAGCACCTCTAATGTGTTTGATAACAATCTTTTCATCGAGATATTTTTCCATTTCTGTAGCCACAATCTGTGCCCACACACTTGTACCACCTCCTGGCTTTTGTGGTACAATCATTGTATAATCAGCAAGTGCTGGTGTACTAAGCATTAAAAATAATGCAACTAAAAATTTACGCATAATCGATTTTTCCTTTCTTTATAAAACTATATGCAAAGATACCTATAATAAAAGCAACTAGTACCATAAATATCGGTCTTGTAATTAAACTTTCGATGTCATACAAAGACGACATCTGTATTGAGAGTTTTTCTATTTTTTCGGATAATATAAATCCGATTAGTAGAGCAGGTCTACTAAATTTGTAATGTCTGCAAAAGAATCCTATACAGGAAAAGATTACTAACATTGCAAAATCTTCCCAGCCTCCTGTATACTGTATACTACTCCATACAATTACTGCTAGTAAAATAGGAAAATAATATTTGTAAGGAACACTGGTTATATAACTAATTGGCTTTATTAAAAATATACACAATATTGCAACTATAATTGTTGCACTTAAAAAGCCAAATGTCATACTTGTAAAAAATTCTGTGTCGTAGGCTAAATCTGGTGTGCCTAATTCAAAATTTAGATACATAAACAAACTCATTAAAACTGCCGCAAACGGTGCACCTGGTATACCAAATAAAACTGTTGGAATCATACTTGTTGCTTTCTGTGCATTATTAGCACCTTCTGGTCCTATAACACCTTTAATATTGCCGTTACCAAAACGTTCATTTGGATTACTAGCGACTGCACTTCCGTATGCCATCCAATCTGCCATAGCACCTCCTAGTCCAGGCAGTAAACCTATAAAAGCACCAATAAAACCGCCTCGTAGTCCTAACCAACGATTACGCCAAAATTCTTTAACACCTTCTGCCAATTCACTTTTTACTACGGTTGCAGTTTTAGTTCTATTGAACAGTCCTTTAATTAATTCTGGAATAGCAAATAGTCCTGCAACTACTGGCATAAGTTGTATACCATCTTCTAAATAAAACCAACTACCAGTAAAACGTGGCTCATTGTTTGTAGGATCTACGCCTACCATACCTAAAAATATGCCAATACAAATTGCACACAAACTACGAAACCAAAATTTTGTACTTATAAAACCAACAGTTGCTAGTGCAAGTACAGTAAATGCCCATAGTTCAGGTACACCAATTATCATTAACAAATTTGTATACCATGGCAATAACAAGAATACTAAACAACCCCAAATTAAACCATTTACTGTTGAAGTGGTAACTGCTGCACTAATTGCATAACTTGCCCTACCTTGTTGTGCAAGTGGAAAGCCATCTACCATAGTAGCTGCGGCACTGTTTGCTCCTGGTATTCCTAATAAGATTGAAGTAAAACTATCGCCTGTGGTACTGGCGGCAACTACTGCCATTAAGAATACTACACCTAAATATGGTTCATGAACAAAATAACTGATAAAACCAAACAGTGCAACCAAACCTGTAGTAGCACCTGCACTAGGTATAATACCAATTAGTAATCCATATAGTACACCAGCCATAAGAGCTGTAATCATTTCAATCATAGAGAATCCACAGTCGCATACATGCGAATGTGCCTTAAAAATTTCCGGGAGTCTACAACTGAACTTCTTTACATTCGAGCGTTAGTTGTAGTATGTTTTTATTTATGTTCTTTCCAGACAGATTCAAATCTTTCTGAAGTACGAGGTAGACGTTCACAGTTTCCCCATAATCTTGTTATATATGAATCAACCATTCTGTCTATGTCTTTTTGACTCCAACTATCAGGTATAAGTTGTCCTTTTACTGCAAAATAAAGTTCATTTGCATCTTTCCATTTTTGTGCATATTCTTTTTCCCAATAAGCACGACCACCGTCCCATAATGTCTTTAAACCAAATCCACATTTTAGTTGATATATTTGTAACCCATTATCATCGTATTCCCATAATCTATCATCTGGTGATAAACCTACTTGTGCATATTTCTTTTCGAATACTTCCCACTTCATTACTGTTTTGTCCTCCAAACAAAATATAATCGATTTTTATGACTGTCTGTACGTAGATCCAATATGTCTACACCTAATTGATTAGCACAATTTACCACAAAGTTGGCGTCCCAAGGATAGAAACTAATCCAATTAGATTCTGTTTTATCGTGTGGCAATCCTGGATTTGCTCTAAAAAATAGCACTGCACCTGGATTGCACAAACTAACTGCTTTTTCTAATTCTGCAAATATCTTATCTGTGCTACCAAAATTAATACTACCTAATGCTAACATTGCATCAAATTTTATGTCTGTTTGATATTCTAATAAACTTACACATAAGTCTGCTTTTGTATTATAAGGATCAATACCAAATATATTATCTATTTTGCCTTTAAATTCATGGTAACCGCATCCAATATCTAAAACATGTCTTGGTTTTAGTTTGTTTATTTCATCTATTAGTGCTGGCCCACTATACTTGTATTTTGACATTTCACCTTGCCACACATTAGCAAAGTAATGTCCAAGAACTTTGTCATCTATTCTATCTACTAATTGTCCAATGTTTTCATATTCAACATTTTCTACAGTCACATTAAACGTAGCCTGTATTGCTTGACGCATAGTATTTGCATTACGTAATAATTGTGGCGATACATGTATCATCTGTTCTAGTTTGTTAAGTATTTTATGATTCATGATTTACCTTTATATGTAGTAATAAAAATATCACTGTGTTTATGATGTTGTTTCCATTGTAAATTATATTTCTGAGCAAAGTCAAGTATAAGTTGATTTTGTTCACATATTCTTTCCCACATAACATCTATGTTTTCATACCATTCATAGTTAGGATATGTAATTGTAAAACCACCTGCTTGTAACCACCAATCTAAACTGGGTTTGTCTGCTCTATATATTAGTTGTATCCAAGCATCTGGATATTGATATTGTATGTCTGAGAAATAATATGGCCACTCATGACTCATTAATAATTTAGTGCCTGTGCCTGAAAAAGGTGCATATAAATTACTTGCATTTAAGTTACAGTCAAACTCCATGCCTGTGCCAAAGTAAGCATCTTTATGACCTGAGAATTCATTGTGTATATAAACTCTATGTGGAGCTCTGTCTGTTGTATCGTAAGCAGGATCTTGTTTAATCTCCTGTGCAATACCACTCCAGCGACTGCCTGGTACGCCTGTAAAAAATATTAATTCTGGAAGCATAAATTTATTTATCCATTATATATGTATATAACTAATATAATACAATATATCTCGATTGATGTCTATTTAAATACTGTTAGGAAAGGGAGGCAAAAGTCTTCATGAATCAATTAAAAAATTTGCTTCTCTATAACATTAACAGGAGATAGCAAAATTGGCTAGAAAAAACCGTAAGCAGAGACACAGACACGAAACTCATGCTGAATACATCAATAACAATGTTCACTACCTACCACAAGCACAAAAACAAAAACAAGTCCATATACATGGTCGCAACCCAAATCAAAAAGATTACATACAAAAACTACTAGATCCGACGCAAACAATTATATTTGCAACAGGGCCTGCTGGTACGGGTAAGACAATGTTAGCAGTGCTGGCGGCAGTGAAAGCACTAAAAGAGCAGACTATAGATAGATTAATTATTACTAGGCCTGCAGTTGGCGTTGATGATGAAAAACACGGATTTTTACCTGGAGATTTAAATGCAAAAATGGAACCTTGGACAAAGCCTATTTTTGATATTATAAGAGAATATTATACTGCAAAACAAATACAAACTATGATTATAGAAGGTATAATAGAAGTTAGTCCGCTTGCTTTTATGAGAGGGCGTACCTTTAAAAATGCATTTGTTATTGCAGATGAGATGCAAAATGCTACACCTAGTCAAATGAAAATGTTGCTTACTCGTATAGGTGATGACAGTAGAATGGTTGTTACAGGTGACATAGCACAGACAGATCGTAAAGAGTATGAAAATGGCTTATTAGACTTTCAAAAGTTATATGATGCTTATTTAGATAGTGAATATATATCTGTAAGTAAGTTTGATCACGAAGATATTGAAAGACATCCTGCAGTT